ATGTTCATTTCGATAAGAATACTGGAGTGCTCTTTCTGAAAGGTTTCAAGATGAGCAGATACCCAAATCTCGACTTGGCAGAAGAAGGAGGTAAGTAACATGACATATCGAAAAATTAAAAAGGCATATGCCCGCAGATTCGGATGCGTATTCTTTATCAAACTTTCCAAACATGGGAAGAGCTGCATGAAAAAGTCGAAAGCAATTACAGCGTTCAAAATGAAGAACGCTCTCTATGCTAATAGACCTTATTTAGGCGTAATCGGATCTGGAATGAAAGACAAATATCATGAGTGAGCTCATGACAGTACCTGTAATCCTTACATTCTCTGATGGAGAAAAGTTGGATGTTCAAATTTCCATGCCGAGAAAAGCCTATTGGCCGGGGCAGTTGGAGAAAGAGATAATGAAAGCGTTTAATCATAATGCCCCCCCCGAAAGAACAAAGGTCATCAAGGTGAAAGTCTTTCGCAATATAAAAGAGGGAGGATTTATAATCGATGAGAAACGCGGATGTGTAATAAGAGTATGATACAACATGTCGGCGTAAGTATTTGCCGCCATCAGGGCGGTTAGCTATTTTTGTAGCGTAAAACGATAAGATTATGATTAAAGCTGAAGATATATTGAATGCCACGCACGGAGGGCTTGACATTATCCTCGACTGCTATCCGCAGGCGAGAGATTGCGTGAATGCCAAGAAGCACTTCGCCATCCGTGATGAGCGTACACCATCCGCCAGCCTACGGCAGTACGACTCCAAGAGTTATGGCAGGATCTGGCAGGTGACCGACTTCGGCGGCGAAGGCAAGGGCGAGAACGGTATCAGCGTATATATGAACTATAAGGGTATGCGTCAGAGCCAGTTCAACGAGGCCCTGCTGCAGCTCGCCGCCAAATACGGAGTGAAGGACGAGCTGAACCATACGGTCAACAAGCCGGATATCCGCCAGCGCGATGCAAGGCAGGACGAACCGGACGGTTCACGGTCGTTCGAACTTAATGACAAGTTCACCGAGGATGAGCTGCGTGTCCTCGGCCCCAAGGTAACCCAGGCCACCGTCGACGCGCTGCACTGGCACTCCGTGAAATGGATCAGCAACGTTAAGAACCGCCGTGCTACAGTGAAATACTCCACCGCCCACTACCCCATCTTCATGCGCGAATGCCTTGTAAGAGAGGGTAAGGACGGGCAGGACGAAATCAAGTTCTACAAGGTCTATGAGCCGCTTAACTGCGAGAAAGGGTTCCGCTTCTCCTACACGCCGGCGGGCGTGAAGCCACAGCGGTATGTCAACGGCCTCTCGGAGCTGAAAGCAGCCTATCACAAGATGAACGCCGAGGAGGAAAAGGAGTGGCAGCGCACCCACGACGATGACAAACCCTATAAGGAGAAGAAACTGCCGGAGGCATTCATCTGCTCAGGTGAGCGTGACTCACTCTGCTGTCAGTCGATGGGCTATCATCCGCTTTGGTTCAACTCCGAGACCTACCGGCTCTCAGCCGATGAATACCGCGAAATCATGAAATATGTCGAGGTGCTGTATAACATCCCCGACATCGACGATACCGGCCGCCGTAAGGGAACGGAGCTGGCACTGACCTATATCGACATCCATACGGTATGGCTCCCCGGCTGGCTGTCAGAATACAAGGACAACCGCGGACACAGCCGCAAGGACCTGCGCGACTGGATGGCGCTGCGCTCTGAGAAGAAAGACTTCAAAAACCTCATGGCCAACGCCCTGCCGGCACGGTTCTGGGTGGAATGGCTGACCAAGGACGGCAAGCGGAAATATGAGATCGACACGGCCTGCCTTTACAATTTCCTTGCCTTGAACGGTTTTCACGCCCTGAAAGATGACAACAGCGACAACCCGGAATATATCTATATCGACGGTAACGTCGTGAAGAAAATCAAGGTCGGCGAGATCAGGCAGTTTGTCATCAAGTGGGTCATAGACCACCATAAAGGCCGCGACATTCTCAACCTGGTACTCAACTCGCCCCGCCTTTCAGGTGCAGCCCTGGAGAGTCTCGGTGAGGTTACGCTTGACTTTACCGACTTCACGTCGCAGAGCCAGCTCTTCTTCTTCGACAACGCCACCGTCGATGTGCACAAGCCCTTGCCGGGCGACGACGGCATCAAAGCTTATGAGCACGGACAAGGCGGCATAAACAACTATGTGTGGAAGGAAAATGTCATCAGCCACCGTTTCAAGAAACTCGAGCCGATGTTCGATATCAAGAAGGTCACCGACGAGGACGGCCACGAGCATCTCGACATCGACATACATAATGTGAAGAGCCATTTCTTCGGATATCTGATCAACACCAGCCGTCTCTTTTGGCGCAAGGAGACGGAATATAACTTCGAGGACCGGCCGGAGGAAGCCAAAGCCTATTTAGCTGAGCATCCCTTCGATATTCAGGGTGAGGGGCTGACCCCGGAGGAAATCAGCGAGCAGAAGCAGAATCTCATCAACAAGATATTCGTCATGGGCTACATGCTACACCGCTACAAGAGCGTGACGCGTGCATGGGCACCGCAGGCCATGGACAACAAGATCGGCGAGGACGGCCAGTGCAACGGCCGCTCGGGAAAGAGTTTCTTCTTCAAGACCATCCAGAAGATGCGCAAGACGGTGTCGCTCTCCGGCCGCAAGCGCAACCTCATGGATGACCCGCACGTGCTGGAGCAGGTGACACAGTTCACCGACATGGTACTCGTCGACGACTGCGACCGCTATATGGACCTTGGCCAGTTCTACGACAGCATCACCTCGGACCTCACCGTGAACCCTAAGAACAACCACGTCTTCACCATCCCCTTCGACGAGAGTCCGAAGTTCGCCTTCACTACCAACTACGTTCCCACCAACTTCGACCCGTCGAGCCAGGCACGCGCCCTGTACATGGTTTTCTCCGACTGGTACCACGAGAAGACAGAGGAGAACGACTATCTCGAGACCCGTTCCATCCGCGACGACTTCCACAAGACACTCTACGAGCACGACTACACCGAGGAGGAATGGAACAACGATATCAACTTCTGGTTGCAGTGCACCCGCTTCTACCTCAGCCTGGCCGACAGCGGCTATAAACCCCAGCCGCCGATGGAGAACATCATCCAGCGCAAGTACAAGGCCGACATGGGCGCGAACTTCGAGGACTGGGCAGACGGTTACTTCTCGCCCGAGGGCGACAACCTCGACAAGCTGCTCGAGCGCGACAATGTGCTCAACGACTATATGCGCTTCGCCAATGTGAACCGTATCACCATGCAGAGCTTCAACAAGAAGCTGAAAGCCTTCTGCGCCACCCGGCCATGGATCGACTGTCTGAATCCGAAGGAAATGCAGAACGCCTCCGGCCGCATCCAGTCGCGCGTGACAGGCCTCGACGGACTGAGCAAGATTAAAGACATGATCTATGTAAAAAGCAAGCCGTCGGAGATTGAGGAGCAGAAGCCGGAACCCAAGCCACAGCCAAGACAATTAGAAATGTTCACTCAGAATGGTAATACAACTAACGCCGATTGCCCATTTTAGCATAGAGCACTTCCTTTACATATAATCTTATCCGTAGGGTGGAGTTGTGGATTTTCAACAGCTCTACCTTTTTTAGGTGATTTTTATAAATGCTATAATTGTTGAATATTCAAACATCTAAAACCTAACACCCCTTTTGGCGGCTTTTCGGTTTCCCGCCCCCCTTCTAATTTCGTTCCAAAATTTTGTGACTTTTGTAACAGAGAGTTTGAAAAGGTGAAAAACTCAGTGTTTATCGGGGTTTTGAGTGTTGCAGAGTTGTCACAAAGTTGCGTTGCAAACTGTCACAAAAATAATCGGGTTTGTGACAAAGCTTTTTCTATGGGGGCATTGATGCCCATGTTGCACTTTTTATTTCGGCCCAAAAATTCTGCAACAGAAGACTGTGACAGAAAAATATATTGATTATCAATAGGTTGCGAAGTCTGTCACAAATGAAACGTTGTCACAAAATAATTTCACGAAATCAGAATTACTCAGAAGTAGTGACAGGAATAGAGGATAAGTGAAAGCGTTTTTTTCGGAGACTATTAACATTTTATTTATTTTCCAATGTTGATTTGAATATTTGCCTAAATTTTCCTATTTTTGCAGGAAAGATCTAATAAAGCAGTCTAACATGAGCAATTTCTACTTCTATCTCAAAGTCAAGCCATTCATAGGCCAATGGCTGGTCCATCACTATGGCAACCCGGTGGTGTTTCCATCCCGGTCCGCGGAAAACGCCTGCATCCGGCACTTCGTGTCGCTGCGCCCCAAGGACTGGCAACCGGCAAAGCGGGAGGACGGGACGGTGGCCGTGGCCATACCCGACAGCGGGCGCAAGCGTGTCATCAGCTACAACTATATGTCGAAGCACGCCATGGAAGCCTTGGAGGAGATCATCGACGACACATTCAAGATGCAAATGTGGAAGGATCTCAATGAGATGACCCGGCGCGGCTGTACCCTGCTGAAAAGCGTGCGCGCCTGGTGTGAGCGCAACGGCATCGACACCGATTACGACTATACACTGAAGATGCGCTATCAGCGCATGCGCGACTCTTACCTCAGGTATGGGGTGGACTTGAGGAAGAAATAATCGGCTCGGGCAAACTTTTTTAGAAAAAAGTGCAAGAATTCCTATACGTGATAAGGTCTTATTTGTTCGGGGACGAACGTTTAATAGAAACAATATAAAGAGGTATGAATAAGGTAAGAATCATAACTAAGGTTGAGCGGACATTATGCAACAACCTTAACGGATTGCTCAGAGTGGGGATCAATACTCTGAAATTGCCCAAAGGTATTCAATGGGATGAAGTTGTGTGCAGAGAGCATGCCTCGCTCTCCACAACTGAAAAAGTGGATGATAAGGTACCTGTTTTCAGCTCAACATTGAAATTCTACACCTGTCAGGACATCCAAGACCATAAGAATTATGCCTACAGGCTTAGACTCGCAGACGGCAGCCATCTGCTCCTGGGGACGGAAAGACGGCCTTTTCCGGTGATGAACGTACAAGACAGTCTGCCAGAAAAGCCATCGGATAATTCATGGACGGAAATAACTATAACCTGGTCATCGCTGTGTCCGCCAGCTCAGATCGTGGGTTAGCGAGTGTTTTTGCCTGCACATTATATATATTACCTTTGCGATGAAATAAACTGAGGAATATGAACTACGACATAATCATAACCGGGACAATCGGTGGATGGGATTGCCTGTCTACCGGTTACGTGCGTTATCTTCTCGACCAGAAGAAAAACAAGGATGTGCATGTCGCCTTCTGCTCTCTCGGTGGCTATGTCATGGACGGTCTGATCATGAACCAGCTCTTCAAGGACCATGGCAAGGTGCATGCGCATGCCTTCGGCATGAACGCATCCATATCAACGATTGCCATGCTTGGCTGTGCTACCATCGACATTGTCAAGGACAGCTTCTTCCTTATCCACAATACATCGACGGTCATCATGAAATACAGCCAGGCCAACAAAGAGCAGCTGGACGAATACATCAAGGATCTTACGCAGCAGCGCAATGACCTGAACACCTTCGATGATGTGCTGGCGCAGATGTATGCGGATAAGTCGCACAAGACGAAAGAGGAATGTGCAAAGCAGATGAAGAAGGGCAACTGGCTGACAGCACAGGAAGCGTTTGACTTCGGACTCGTCGATTCCATCAGAGAGGACAAGGAGGATGAGATGAAGGCTCAGGCCTTCACGGCAAACTTCAAAAACGCATTCGAGAACAACAACAATATGTACCAGGAGGCAGGCATACCGCCATTGCCACAGCCTAAACAAACGATGGGAGCCGTGGCTGATGATGATGGCAATCCAACTCCGACTTTCCTGCAGAAGACGTTGCAGGGGATCAAGAACCTGCTCCACAAATCTAACGTCGAGGAAACCAATATAGAAATGAGTAAAACAACATTAGCACTTGCGGCTATCACCGCCGCGCTTGCCGTTGACTCTCTGCCTACCGATGATAAGGGGCAGGTTGTCCTGACAGCAGAACAGGCTAAGAAGCTCAATGAGCTTATTACCAAACCTGCCGAGGATAATAAGGAAGAGAAAACGACAACGAAGGACGAAGGAGCTGTCAAGACGGAGCCGGTTGACGAAGTGGCTCAGCTGCGCAATGAGCTGGCAAAGGTGAAAAAAAATCTCGCCACAAAGGATGAGCAGATTAAGAACCTCCAGAAGAATCCAGCGCCGGAGGACAAAACTAATGATAATCCAGCCGATGAGCATCCGCAGGTAACTGCCTTTGACATCGCAGAATCTATTAAAGACATTTAATTATGGGAGCAGAGACAAATACTGTACAGGTAGGCAACTATAAGTTCACGCCGGAACTGCTTACCAAGACCTATCAGACATACCGTAAGGAACTCATTGTACAGCCGATGCTGGCAATGGATGCCTTGCTGAAGCATTGTTCCGTTCGAACCGGCATACGCTACCGTGAGACCGTGACGGAGATGAGCGGTAAGTTTGAAATCGGCAACTACAAGAAAGACAAGCATCATGACGCTGATGTGAAGTTCACCGGGCGCGTGCTCGAGACCTTTTTCGGCAACTGCATCGAGGGCATCGATCCAAACGCTATCTACCAGACGATCTGGGGCAGCGACATCACCAAGGGCGAAGGTTTGAAGAACGTACCAATCGTAGTGCAGATTTGCGCGTACATATTGAAGAAGCTCGGCGAGCGTCTGTATATGAATGCCTTCACTGCTAAGCATGACGGCACGAATTTCGATGAGACAGCTGCCTTCTTCAATGGTTTCAAGACCATCATCGACAATGATATCGCCGGTACCAACGAGAACAAGGAGGTGTACATTGCCGAGGCGCTGGGAAACCTCTTCTATCTCACAGATTCCATCACCAAGGATAATGCCGAGGATGCGCTGAAGGACTTCTACTGGGGTCCTAAGATCAGCCCGAAGCTTCGCAGCCAGCCCAACCTTAAGATGTTCATCAGTGACATGACTTATCACTACTACACCGAGGCATACCAGACACGCCACGGAGCGCTGCCGTATAACCAGAGCTACGACAAGCGCACGCTCGAGGGCGCTACTAACGTGGAGCTCGTCCCGCTGTCGTGTGTCCCGGCTGACTTCATGCTGATAACGCCGAAGACAAACATCCTGCTTCTCTATAACCAGAAGACAGCAGACGAGAACTACGTCGTGGAGAAGTCGCTGTCGAACCACTACGACATGGACTTCATCGCCAACATGTTCTTCGGCACTCAGTTCGAGAGTGTGTCACCTGAGGTCTTCGCAGTGGCTGAGAAGAAGGCAGGTGCCTAAAATATTCATGATGACTGTCGCCCATGAGCGGCGGTCATCTCATTAGTTAACGAAAAATAAGATTGCAATATGTCTAAATGCACGAAGAACGCCTCAATATATGAGGATCTGGAGAAATGTCCGGGACAGAAGAAACTGCCAGGCATTCGTGACCATGTGTACGCAACATCAAAGCGAGATATTCTTGCATATCCTTCTGTTCCTGATAGTCCTAAGACACTTGCCGAGGCCGTGCAGACTACGGGAGACTTCACGCTGGCTGCAGACAAGTACTTCTATAAGATAGGTATTGTCAAGGATAACGGCAAGATTGAAGTGGAGAATCAGGGTACGGACGGATGTAAGACGTTCCTCAATAAGACGACCTTTGCCATTCCCGGTACAGAGGAAGAGGCTTCCGGCTTCATCGACCAGGCAAACAACGACGAGCTTATCATCCTCGTTCCTCAGCGCAACGGTAAATGCCGTATCATCGGTTCGGAGGACTTCTCTCCTGAGTTGTCGCTGAAACAGGACACGGGAGCTGCGGCAACAGACTCTAATACGACAACGGTAGAGGCATCAGCCACCGACTTCCATCCGGCTCCGTTCTATACGGGTAAGATTCACACCGCGGATGGAGATATCGACGGTGCTACTGGTAAGTTTGTGACGGCAGCCAAGCCTGGTGGTACGGCATCGGGCGGCTAAGGTGAGAAGATTGTTTCAGGATAATTTCTTCTCATATAATATATAGGTGCGGGGGCGGTCCTCACGTGTGATCGTGAGACCGCCCCTTTTCGATAACATCAAAAACATGACAATATGCCAATAGACAACTCCATCACAAAGAGATTGAATGAATGGCTGGCGAAGACGGACCGGACTTCCGAGGATGTCATAAGCGGAGCCATGCTCCTCTTGCAGCTCAACCGCAACAGACAACTATTTCAAACGGTAATGACCAATCCCAAGCATTTTGAGTCAACTGTCGTCTATGAGTTGAAGAAATTCGTTCCTATCCGTCAGCGTGGCCAGACGCTCGAGGATGTGCAAAACGATGCCAAGCAGCTGCTTGGCGAGCTGAAGACTGCCGTAAACGAGGAGCCGGCAGAAAATGACAGAAAGGACGACAGTGAAAAGGATCTCCCCATGCACGGAGGGAAACGCCCGGATCATGACAGCCTGCAAGAGCCTCTATAATACATGTCTCGGCATAACTGAGCCATGTGATCTTGCGGAGTCTCTCAATACGCTCAAAGAGACCTGGTATAAATACAAGTCTGAATTTGCCAGATATGACGATTTCATCGTGGAAAACAACGATGAAACCGTAGAAAATGGCGAGGATCCGGCAGATTCGGCCAAGGCCATTACCAATGCGCGCAGCTACCTGAGTAAGATGTTGAAGGACGACAAGCTGCTCAACATGAAGAAAGTTTCTCTCGGAGAGAATGCTGGAGAAAAGGCTATCGAGGCTTATCGTAGCAGCCTGCAGAACACGCAGGATCGTGTGCAGCTGCTGCTCGATAAGGGTGAGGTCATCGGCGATGATTTACGAGCGAAGCTTGCCGAAGCCGGTGTCGTCTTCCCGGAGGACGAACCGTCTGAGACGGTTGACCCTTCGGAAAATGCCGGTTCCACCGATGATAACGATATAAAAGATGAGCAGGGGCAGGAGAATTAATTATGAATGAAAATACAGATAACGTTGTAGCGCTCGCGGACATCTGCAAGGTACTGCAGGGTAAGAATGTAGACAAGAAGAAAACCAACGAGGAAAAACACGGACTGCCCGTTGTCGTCGGAGCTTCAGATCTGATACAAGGACGTTTTGTGCCTTCTCGATGGTGCAACGAGAAACTCAACCAGCCAACGTTCACAGAAAAGGGAGATATACTTATGTCGGTAGTTGGTTCAATAGGGAAAATGGCTGTCAACACGGAAGGTACAGCGATTCTCTCGAAACACGTCTGTGCCTTACGGCCTAAAGATGGCGTATCAAGGCAATATCTCATGGCGGTTGTGTCACGCCTGCTACTCGACGCGATACCCGACACTGCTGATGAGGTAGTGCTCGGTTTTCAGAATAAAGCAGATATTGACGAGCTGAAGAAGATACGCTTTACTCTCCCCGCACTATTCATTCAAGAGTGGCTGGTCTCTCGCCTAACATCTATAGCCACCATGATCCTCGCATACAGAGGAAAGAAGGACGATTTTCTATCATGCGAAGGTATCATTTCTGCTATAGAGCAGGAACGCAAGGAGCAGCGGGCACACATGAGAAAGCTATCTGAAAAACTCGGCAAGATAGCAGACATGCTTGGCAATTTGCCACCGGATAGTGACACACTGAAAATGATTGACGAGGCTCGCAGTACATATTCACGACTTATAAAAATCCAATAAATATCATAACGTATGAAGATAGACAAATCTGTTGTAGAGGTATTGAAAAACTCCGAGTTTGATGGTAGCCTTTTACGTCTGCCTGGGCAGCTGGAACGCAAGCTATACGAACATGTGGCCAAGGTACTGAGGAACATCGGTGGCAAGTGGTCGAGCGCGAAGAAGGCTTTTGTGTTCAAGGAGGATGTAGGCGACCTCATTACATCCATCGCCGACTCTGGCGAATACATCCCGGAGCGACAAGTGCTTCAGTTCTACCCCACCCCCGAGCCTCTCGCCCGCGAGATTGTGGAGATAGCGGAGATACGTCCGGGCGAACGCACTCTTGAGCCCTCTGCTGGGCAAGGCAATATTGCTCAGTTTATGCCATCGCCCGACTGCATCGAACTCGATCCAAAGAATCGAGCCGTACTTGAGGAGCGAGGCTTCCGCGTCGTCGGCGAGGACTTCCTAAAATTCACGCCGTCGGCATCGTACGATGTTATAGTAATGAACCCACCGTTTTGTAAGCGACAAGACGCTTTGCACATCCTCAAGGCGATCTCATTGGCAAACCGCAGAGTCGTAGCTATCGCTTCTCAGTCTGTGATGTGGCGTACTGACAGCCCGTATAAAATGCTGCGCGACACCGTCGCACACTACGGAGGCTATATGCGTGAACTCCCGGACAAGTCATTCAAGGAGGCTGGCACAATGGTTAATACGGCACTTGTAGTGATAGACAAGACTAAACGCCTCTTGTAATTCTCCAACTGCGTGCTCGACACCGACAACCTGGAGAAATCCGGGACGCGGCACGTGCCGGCTCGCCGTTCTCGGTATCTGAATGCCTCAGTATGATAGAAAGACAACTCTCCTCAGTGACAATGATATAGACATGAGCTTACCAATCAATATAGATGAATATTCCAGGCTCGTTGTCCTCGACGACAACGAGCTGCAGCAACAGAATGTGGCCGTTTCCATCCGGGAACGGCTGCAACGGCTGCGTGGCATATACGCCTACTGGCTGCAGTTCCCGTCGAAGTTCGACAAGGAGATTGTGGATTACGACATGAAGAAGTTTAAGGTGGGCAGGGCTCAGGCATACGACGACTTGCACCTCACCCAGATACTCATGGGAAATCTGCAACAGGCATCCAAGGAATTCATGCGATGGAAAATCAACCGTGACCTTGAAGAGGACCTGAGGCTGGCCAGACAGCGTGGCGACCTGCGCGCGGTGGCTTCGATAGAGAAGAACCGCATCATGAACAACCGTACCGACAAGGACGATGAGCCGGAGCTGGAGTTTGACAAGATTGTGCCGCAACAGTTCGAGATGACCGATGATCCGACGGTCATCGGCATCCAGAAGATTCCCGGCCTGCGCGATCGCATCCGTAAGTTGGAGAAGAAATATGGCGACACGAAGATTGAGGATGCCGAATTTGAGGAGATAAAGGAAGAGCATGATGGAAACGGAACAGGTTCATAGGGAATATTTCAACGACCCGCAGCTCTACTCCCTTGCCATGAACACGCGCGACGAGGTGATTGTCGCCGGGCGTGGTATGGGCAAGGGAGCCATACAGGCGGGGCGTCTGATGTCCTGCTTTCAGGGCATGCCGGGATCGATGGGAGGTTTCGTCTCGCCGTCGGTCAAGCGGTGCCTGACCAACATCCTGCCCTCTATGCTCATCCACCTTGAGCGATGGGGATTCAAGCGCGACCTTCACTATGTCGTCGGCAAACGTCCTTGGAAGGCCCTGCACTGGAAATCGCCCATCTTCACACCGGCCAACTGGGAGAATACCATCTCGTTCTACAATGGCTCGGTGTGCAACATTATCAGCCAGGACCGTAGTGGCACGAGTAACTCGATGTCGCTCGACTACATCATCATCGACGAGGCGAAGTTCATCAACTTTGAGCAGCTGAAGGATGAGACTTTTCAGGCCAACCGAGGCAACGAGCAGTACTTCCGTAACTTCCCGTTGCACCATGGCATGACCATCACGTCGGATATGCCGGTGACGAAGAAAGGCTCATGGTTCCTATCCTACAAGGACGACATGGACAAGGAACTCGTGGAAGCCATCGAGGGACTGATATATGCCAAGTGGCGGGCCAGGCGACAGCAGAGGGCGATGCCTTCCCAGCGCGAGGCGCTGCAGAGTAAGATAGACCGCATCGACGCAAAGCTCAGCTTCCTGCGGTCGAAGTGCCTTCTCTATAAGGAATACACATCCATCCAGAACCTCGCGCTGCTTGGCGAGGAGTTCATCCGCCGTGCCAAGCGCGACCTTCCACCGCTGACCTTCGCCACATCGATTATGTGCATACGCATCGAGATAAGTACGGACGGCTTCTACGGTGGCATGCGTGAGGACGTGAACCTTTACACCGCACCGAACGAGGATGTGCTGAACCTCGAGAACCTGGACAATGGTACGATAGCCAACGACTGTCGGCAGGACAGCGACCTCGATGCTCAGCTGCCGCTCGTCGTGGCCTTCGATGCCAACGCGAACATCAACTGGATGGTGGTCGGCCAGGTGGGACGCGACGGTAAGCTCAGGGTGCTGAAGTCCTTCTTCGTGAAATACGAGCGGAAGATTCCCGAGCTGCTCGATGACTTCAACGACTACTATCGCTATCACCGTCGTCATCAGGTGGTGTTCTACTACGATGCCACCTTCGTGGGCAACAGCTATGGCACCCATTCCGAGGCTTTCTATCGAATGATCATCACCGGCCTGAGGAAGAAAGGTTGGTCTGTGAAACCTAAGTATATTGGTAAGCCGATGAACCACATTCTGAAAAATGACCTTATCAACCGAATGTTCCGCGGCCGTGCCCGTCACGTCGTGCTCATCAACCGGGATAATAATCCTGACCTGCTCATCTCCATCACCTCGGCAGGCGTGAAGAACGGCCAGAAAGACAAGAGTGGTGAGAAACTCGCGGAGACAGAGGAAGACAAATTAGAGAGCCGTACCGACGGCTCCGATGCGTTTGACACGCTGTGCATCGGGGTAGAGAGGTTCCCAGTCATGCAGTATCGCAGTGTGTCCACCAATACATATTCTAAATAGGTCTTGGGATATAGAAAAGCCCCGACACGGCTCAGTGTCGGGGCTTGGTGTGATTAAAAGAAAGGGCTAAAGTGAAACGCCCAATGAGCCTAATTTCTGCGACATGTCAACAAGGGCGTGCTTGAACATGCCACGCTCTTCATCAGTGAATGTGGCAACCTTGCCATTTACGACATTGCCATTAATCTTGTGCGCAAGCCATGAACGTGACTTGCCGAAATAAGTCTTGGCAATGTAAGCCATTGAAATCATTTTAGTCACCTCCCCCATCTTCTCTGCGATGGTGAGGTCGTTCACCTCCTTGGCTGTAGAGTGGATAAGACTTTCCAGTGCCTCGGTGAATGCCTTGGGATCTTGATTCTTCAACGTTTCCATCTCCTTGGCCACGGCTTCTTTCTCCTCTTTGGTCTTGGCCATCCGGTTTCTTTCTGCGAGCAGTCTTATTTGTTCTTTCATCTTCTTTCTATTTGTTTGGAAGGTTTGCCTCCTTTACAGGAGGCTCACCTTAATCGTTTTTAATTCTGTCTTCAAGTTCATCGATTTCCTTTTGCGCTATCTTCTGAAAGTGATTGGGGAACTTCTTCCAATACTCTAAATAGAACAGCAGGTCATCTTCTTTTTCCTTAAGTTCCTTTGATTTTCGTTTCTTCTTCATTACGTCCTTTCTTTTTAATCACACTGCAAAGATAATAAACTTTTGTTGATTATGCAAATATTTGGGAAAGTATTTTCAACAAATGTTTATTTTCATTGCTCTTAAAGCGCTGAACCGATGATGCTCATCCGTCTGGCCATACCGCGGATGGGCAATTGCCACACCCCTTGCAGCGACAAAAGGCTAATTGCCTACGTTGCGGAAATAAAAGGTCTTTACATATACCGCTGCATCAAGGGGAGGCAATTGCCAAGGCCGCTTAGGGCGGTGGGGGCTGCTAAGGCAGGCAGCGGCGGCAGAGCCGCCACGCAAACCGCCAAATCGTTGATATTGTGCGGTTTGCGTTTTTTGACAGTGGAAAACTCGCGCAAAAACACCCAAATTGCCGTCTTGAAACGGTAACTTGGGACCCCTTTTGCGCGAAAAACGCCCACTTGCCAAGG